CTTGGCGGCGCCGCTGACGACGCGAGCCGCCTTGCGCAGTGCGCCAAGAAGCACTTTCTTGCGCAGCGCCTGCGGGATCTCGGCGAGGGCACGCTTGAGCTCGTCGATTCCTTCGATCTTGACGGTGATGCCATCAGAGGCCATGCCGAACCCCGTTGATTGCCAAAATTTCGATGGTATGGCGCCCTGCCCCGACGTCGACGATAGAGACGATGTCGTATGGGTCGCCGTTCCAGATGACGCGATGCTCTGGCTCGAGCCCGGCGCGGTAGCGGATGCGGAAGCGG